TTCCTGTTTCGCAACAGTTTCAATTTATTTTTAATTTATTTTATTTGCCCTCAAATTTATCTAACAGCCACGCCACCAGCACGAACCCGAACACCACCAAAATAATTATCACGCTGACACCTCCCGGCCCACGTCACCCGCCACATGATGCCGCAGCATTGAGCCCGGGGGAAGTTTGGCAGCAAAAGCCCGCAGGGTTTCCGCATCGTTTTTACTCCCTGTTTTTCTTGTCCCGTGCCACTGTATAGCGGTCGGACCACTGGCAGCATAACAGCCGCCCTCCGCATCCGTGGCCACTTTCTTTTTTCCGGTCCCGTGGCCAACAAACACCACCACATAATCCCGCTGACCCCGGGCGCATAACGGGCTACCGTTCCCACAATCCACGCATTGAAAGCTATCTGACAATTCAGCAGGGCATCGAAGGAATTTTATTCCGTGCACCGTTTTCGGCCATTGGTCCGCACTATCGTGCGCCCCCATGTAAACCGCAGGGCGGCCAAGCTCCACCGTGCGAACAGCGTCCGCCACCGTGTCGCAGCTTGCGTTAATGGTCGTCTTGCCCGCAGCAGGCACGGGCAGAGCTTCCGCAGTGAAGTGTGAATAAGTCCAAGCAACACCGTCAGGGGGGACAGAATCATAAACCGCGCTCAGATATTCAGCGTCGATTTGACTCGTTCCGGTACTGCTTTTGGGGTGTAGTTTGCAAGAACTGGGGCACGTGCCATAGGTCTCATGTTCCCCGCTACGGTAAGTTACCGCCAATGGGCCCGTCTTGCCATTACTGCTAACCGCTACTGTTTTCAACATAATATTCTTTCTAGTGTTGTGCCGGGAAACACCGGCATGGTGAATTATAACTACGCTACCGTTCTTCGCTGATTGTATTTTTCTATTGATATCTTTTTGATCATAGGTAAAAACACCGTGTCCCATGGGAAGTAATCGATGGGGGCAGAGGTCATTGTTTCCATAAAAGCCCGGGCAGCTTTCAGAGTGGCAAAGGCTTTAACCTCAATGCTTGAGCTAGGATAACAGACCACGAATTTATAGCGCGGTCGAAGGTTGTTTGACATAATATCCTTTCTAGTGTTGTGCCCCATTATCGGAGCACGTGTCCATTATAACGCAACTTTACCACCCCTGCCCATTGTATTTTTAAATGATGTTTACGTATCTAATAGCCCCCGCAGTTTGTTCCAGTCCATCACGTCAAGCGGCCAGTGCGCCAAAGGGACCTCACGCAAGCCTATTTCCTGCAAAGCCGCCGCATCCGATCCGCGATAAAGGAAAATTTCTCCGTTCCCGTAGGGCCCCGTCTTCGTGTACTTTTTAATGAGCACAAAAACAGGGCAATCGATCCGAGAATGCTTGACGTGGAAGGCTACCTGATGCGGGGAGATGTGCACTTTAAACCCCCGAAACAACACCTTGACCTCCATCATGACGAACTTGCCAGAATCAAGCCCCAGCAGGATATCCGGGATGCCCAAACCCACCCGAGACTCAATTCGCGTGAAGTAGCACCCGGGCAAGTTTTCCCGGATCTTTTTGTAGAAGATTGCTTCAGGAGTCATCTTCAAGCATCTCAAAAATATCGGGCGGAGGTTCCTTGACCCCGGACACAAAGGCGGGGTCCTTTTCAATCGTGGCCACCACCTTGCCCGTATCCGCATCAATCAACGCTGTGGGAGGGGGTCCGCCGTACAAGCGCTTCAGTTCGTCAAGCTTACGCTGCACCTCCTCTTTGCTCATGGAGTCGATGGTCCCATGCCGAATCTCTTTCCGTTCAACGTAGATCGTTCCAAGGGCCTGTCCGCGCCGGTATTCAGCATTCACTGCCGCAGCAAAGGCCCCAGCTTCCAGTGCCTTGTCCCGGATCGTCTGGAGGTCCTTCATGTGCCGTTCGTAGGAGGTATTGAACTTGGAGGCTAATTCAGCCCTGTAGGCCTGTATTGCGGCCACCACGTGGGGGTACTCCTTGGGGTTGGTCAATTTCCACGCCATGACGCTTGCAGAGGTCTCCTTGTACCCTGCCCGTATAGCCGCCTCCTTCAGGGTCACCCTACCATCCCCCGAGACGTATTCCTGCACGAACTTCCATTCCTTGCCGTTGAGCACCTTTTTCTGGTTCCGCAGGGGCGATACATCAGAGGTGAGCCGCTTGTTTGCCTTGTCCCCAATGACAGGGGGCACGTTCCATACGTCTTTCTTCATGGCTCTACCCTCCAGAGTCTCCAACCGGGTTTGTCCTCAGCCCGGCGAAGAGTGAATTTCCAGTCAGGTTGATGCGCCTTGACAAAGCGCAGGGAGGCCACCCGTGCAGAGGCTCCTTGGTTCTCATCTTCAAAGAACATGCTGTCTCCAACCTCCATGTCCCTGAACGGGTATTTGGCCCTTTCAGGGAGGGGAATTCCTGCCTCAATTGTCATCATTTTTGCCGCCCATCAGTAATGATCCAAACAGGAGTGTACCATAGCCTAACAAGGCGTGTCGCCCTAACACAGGGTCCCTTCCCATCCTTTTTTATTCCTCTATAGACCCTTGGGAAAAAAATAAAAAAAAATTCTCAAAAAAAAAAACGTAGAGACCCCCCAGTAAATTACTCCTCTTGACCCCCCTGTAAGTCAACGTATTGCTCTAAGTACTTGATTTCAATCACTTATTACGCCATTACGTCTATTACGCCTAATTTCAAAAAAATAAAAAAATAATTCTTTTTTTTCCCAAAAAACCCTATAGTGAAAGCCATTTCCCATATAAAGAACCACATTCTTTATATCTTTCTGGCATATAGACCCCAATACCTAGGGTAAACCCCTATAAAATAGTACGCAACACCCACTTGACAACTACATCTGAAGGACAGATACTAACAACTCATGAACATTTTAGAAAGGATAGAACATCATGAAACATATCGCAGATTTAAGCGTAAAATTGCCTATTCAAGTAGAATATCGGATAGACTTTGAGGGTAACTTCCTCCTTGATTCCGTCACGGTCCACGGTCCAAGAAACGAGGTCCTAGATGTCTTACCCTTGCTCAGTGAAGACGACATCTTTGACATCACCGCCCAACTCCACAACTGGTACGAAGACCATGACGAAACATGAAAAACTTAATCCCCTGACCACTGAGTCCTATCACAGGCTCATTGAAAGGACCAGTTCGCACGCAGACGACCTCTTGCTCTACAGTAATTCCAAGGGCATGACTCTTCATGAGTCCTTTTTCAGCATGTCTCTGTGCGTAGCCGCGCTGGCCCACGGCCTTGGGATAGATGCAAATACCGTCTATGCAGGCATTGACGCCGCGCTGGACGACCTGAAAATGAATGAGGAAAAAGAATGAACACCTCCTACTTAGCCCGTGCGCGCAAGCTCTTTGACAACCCCCTGTCACCGAGGTCCGTGAACCGGCACAATATGCGCGGTTGGGTCAAGAGCATCAGGTTCTTGACATTCGACTCAAAGAAAAAATGGCTTTTGCACGACAACGTGGCTAAACTAAAAGGAGCCCACAATGATTAGTATCGAAACACGCATTGCAGGTGCGCCGCGCCCACCTACTGGTGGCCGAGGGATTAGTATCGAAACCCGCATTGCAGGAATCCCCTGTATCGTGGAGACAACCCACATCAGCATTGTCCGGCCCGACTGTAGGGCCGACAGTGATTGGGACTACACAGGCTACTCAGAACTGGAGTGGGTAGTCTTGGACCGGCGCGGTAGGCCAGCCCCTTGGCTACACCGTAAGGTGACGGATGAAGACGAAGAGCGCATCAATGAAGAGATTTTTAACCAAATGGAGACACTATGAGACCCGACAACATGGACAAGACAGAGCAGACGGTATACATCCTCAATGGAATCACCCTCCTGCCCCACTACACCCTCCCCTGCTACGTGACGCCGGGCTTCACCAAGGACACCCCCATGAAGCTCTGGACAGTAAACGAGCTACTGGATGAGGGTGCTGTCAAAAGCACTGCCTTCCTGTGGCCCAGAGGCCTGTTGGCACAGGCCCACGGGCGGTCCGCATGAGCGCCGGAATTGAAGGCGTGGGTGAGGAGAAGTTGCTGACCCCGCAAGAACTTATTCGCGCCCTGATAGCAAAAGGTTGGCGGCAGGTGGACATTGCGAACAGGGCAAAGATCCCCAAGGCGGACGTGAGCAGGATGAAAGCCGGGCAGTTGAGAAACATCCGTCACCTGCGTTACTTTTCAATGTTCAACATCATGAACGAGCCTCCTCCTGTAAGAGTGTCCAAGGCCCTTGTTAAGAAGAAATCGGTGCAGTACATGAAAGGCTTTGCTGATGGGGTTGCATCGGTTAAGGAGGGCCGTCATGAATGATGACGAGGACTATGGGGACATAGATGTGTTCATGTACTGGGTGACCATCGTTATCCTGTTCTTGGTGACGATTGTCTTTCTAGGTGCGGTGGCTGGGTTTATGTGGGCTTTGATATGACTAAGCAAGAACTACTCAACCTACTCAAGCTGCTCTCAGCAATTGAGAGTGCAATGTCAATCCATAAGGCAACACTGCCCGACTACTTGTTTCAGCAGATTGACGCTGCGGTTGCAGTGCTGGAACGGGAGATTTTGAATGACTAAAGATGACATCATCCTCATGGCAGACGCATCCGGGATAGCGTACTACGGCATGGGTAAAGACAGGGAGAAGTTTATCTATTATCTTGAAGCCTTTGCCAATCTTGTTGCCGAGCATGAGCGAGAGGCTTGCGAAACGGCGGTGGAAAACATTGCGCGGCAATATCAAAAGGCACATCACCCATCCGCAGAAAATGTTGCAGATGCCTGTGCTTACGCTATTAGAGCAAGGGGAGAGAAAGCATGACTGACAGAGAAACCATGCAGCAGGCGCTGGAGTGCATTGAGCGTCTGAACATGCGGGGACGGATATTGGCCGACTTTGAGGATGAGGTTTATGCAGCCATCAACGCCCTACGCAAAGCCTTGGCACAGCCAAAGCAGGAGCCTGTGGCGTGGATGACAGAAGATGAATGTGATGTTTATACACGCAAACAAGTTAATGGTTATTTTCAACACGACCATATTCCGCTTTACACCACCCCACCACAGCTAGAGCAAGAGCCTGTGCCGAAGCCAAGTTGAAGGAGCGCAACACATGACTGAATACTTTCACCCAAAATACCCGAAGCTGTACCGCATTGGGGGTGAGTACCTGCCGGGACTAGCTAGGCTATTCGGGGCGCATGAGTGCAATGCTGGTGAGGCGCATGACATCGTTGATGGCAAATGCACCAAGTGCGGTGTGCATGTACGGGAGCAGAACACATGACGAAAGCAGAGAAAGAAATCCGAGACTTTT